ACTGGCCGCTGAAAGCGTTAATAGCATTATATGTTCCACGGCGTACCGTTCCGGCTTTAGTATCAACAATAAGCGTTGCCGGTTTAGTCAAAAGCGTATCCGCTACGCGCATACTATAACCACTTTCAACATGCGTGATAGTTACGTCATTCATCGTTGTAAGCGGTATTAATTCAATAGTCAGCGGCGTTTCAACGCTACCGCCATTGCTGATAACAATTTGGGCATCTTTAGCAGCTGTTGCAAATTCTGTAACCAGTTCAGATTCAGCGCTGTCATAGCGGAACGGGTCAGATAAAAGCAGCGTTATATCAACCTCACCTTTAGTCCCTTTGAAACTGTCCACCCATTTTTCTTTAGTGCTGGCCATGCAGGCAATATTATAGTACCCACGCCCGCTGCCTGATTGCAGCTGATAATCACGCTGATACATGAGCTGATACAGATCGTTAAGCTTGGCATCGTGTTCAGCTGGCGTACTGCCTTCAATAACAAAGCCTAAAGTAATTTTTTTACCGTCAATAAATCCATCGCCTGAAATAGTGCTGCCGTGACTGTAGCCTCGCTTTTCGCTTTTAGCGCGCACAGTAATATCAGCAGCACCGTCAAAGCTGTAGGCATATGGCAGGGCAGTTCCATTGATAATAAGCTGTTCTGTAGGCTTTACCTGCTTACGCACAGGAAAATATTCACGTCTTATGATCGTCACTTTGTCACCCCCGCACACCCATAGCCAAAGAATATTGAATGTCCTCCATAAAGGTATCGTAATCAGCACCGGTATTAATATCACCATAATTAATTATTTCAACATTAGCACCATCACCTGAAGTAGCTCCAAAGTCCACGCCATCAAACAAAAAGCTGGTGATCTTTTGCAATACGCTGCTGCGCAGAGGCAGTACCGCTTCAGGATAAGATTTTTCGCCAATTAGCGCATGAGTAGGCGCAGTAACAACGCCACCGGCAGCAAAGTTCTTTGTACCAAGTCCATTTGCACCAAAATCAAACTTACTCATTTCCTGAATTCCGCCGCCAAAACTTGTAAGAGTTTTGCTTGCTGTTCCAATACCAGCGGCAGCACTCAACCCGGATGTTAAAAGACCCGTAGCAATTCCAGACGCGCCCGGTTCAACAACCAGTTTCAGCCACGCCGCAGGCGCAAGTGATGTCGCCATTGCAGCCCCCTGTGCTGCTACAGCAGCAGTTTCCTGTCCCATCATCATTTTGCTAAGGGCAGCAGCAGCCACTCTTTGTGCCTGCCATTGAAGAAACATTTTTACAATTTCTTTGCCCAAATTCTGCAAAGTTTTTCCAAAGTTCTGCCCATCAACAATAGCATTAGCAAATCCTTGTGCCAGCCCATCCTTTAAAGTGTTAGCTGCTTCCAACGCAAAACTTGCATATGACTGTTCCGCCTCAAGTCGCCAGTCATAATACTGCTGCATCAATTCCTGCTTTTCAGCCTGATTTTGTAAAAAGGCAGCCTTTTCTTCATCCAAGTAAGAAATATACCGTTCCAGTTCGCCCTGCTTTTGCATTTCATCCAAATCGGCCTTCAAAGCCTGCAGCAACGTGGCTTGTGACATCAGCTGTTCATTCATGTCTTTGTTGATCTGAATTTGGGATGCAGCAGCTTCCTGCTCTGCAGTAACCTGTGCAGCCTTTCTTTGTTCAAGCATTGCTAACGCATTGGCGATAACGGTATCATCACCGGTTTTCATGGCACGTTCATATAACTGCTGCGCTTCAGTTGCAGCATTAGCAAATTTATTTTTCCATTCCTCAACGGCAGCTATACGCTGATCCCTTTCTTTTACAATATTGGCATATACCTGATCGAATTCACTTAACCCGCCAATTTTAATATCCATCGTGAAGTTATTAAAATCACGCTGCATATCCAAAGTTTTCTCTTTGGCAGTATTAAGCTGCTCATTGATCCTGTCTATTTCACGGCTTATTTTGTCGATACCGGAATTTTTGCCACTTTTTTTACTGCCGCATGCCGCTGTTGTTGAACCGCTCGTCAAGCCTAACGCATCAGGTGAAGCAATCTTAATGCCCAAACTTTGTTCAGTTGGTGCATTGATTGACGAAACACGAAACTCTTGCTTAACTTTATTACTGTCCGCCAGCTGCTGATTAGCTTTTGCAGCTTCGATAGTAGCCTGTGCCGCTTTTTGTGTATTGGCCGCCCATTCTTTTGCCTGCACTGCCAAATCACTGCTAACATTGACAATAGAAAATAATTTATCCAAAGCATTCGCTGCAAACATTACAGCCCCGGCAAAAGCGTTCTGTATTTCTGCCGTTGCTCCATCAACGGCAATAACCATAGTGTCACAAAAATATTCCCATTGAATTACAAGCCAATCCCAATTTTCAAATATGGCATAAGCTACCCCGCCTATAACTGCACCCGCAGCAATAAATGGCGCAGAAATTATGCCAGCACCTAAACCCAGTGTATATAAAGTGCCAACAAGCGCAACTATAGCCGGTATAGCCACACCCATTATCGCACCGGCAATAACAGCCATAGAACCAGTAAACCATACAGGCAAATCACGGATAGCATTAGAAAGCCCTATAGTTTTAACTTTATCCGCAAACTCACCAATAGCGTCCTGCGCGCCTTTCAAGGCGCCCTTGATATCAAATGCCTCAATCAGTTCATCACCAATAACAACCATGGTTTGAGTAACACTATCTTGAATATTACTCATAATACCATTAACAGTTTGTGATTGTTGTTCCATCATCCCACCAAACTTACTGTTCATGCCACTGATAACAGCCTGAATGCCTTCTGCCGCAGATATTTGCCCTTTGCTCGCTTTATCCATAGCTGTAGGTATATCAGTGCCAATCTTATTTGCCAGCATTTCCCATGCCGGAACACCAGCTTCAGCAAGCTGCAGCATTTCTTCTGCACTGACCTTGCCTTTGGCCTGCATCTGCCCTATTGCCAAAGTCAAACGCTGAATGCCTTCTTCACCTATACCCAATGCCGCTGCGCTGTCACCTACAGCAGTCAATATCGGAATTACCTGTTCCGCACTGAATCCGAAAGCAAGAAGCCTTTTAGAAGCATCCAAAACGCCCGGTAATTCAAATGGCGTACTGGCCGCAAATTTTTCAAGTTCACTTAAAAAGCTTTTTGCCTTCTCACCATCTTTCAAAAGTGTAGTAAAAGCAATCCGTGTCTGCTCCATTTGCCCGGCAGCTTTTACTGAAGCAAGCCCCAAAGCCCCCAAAGCTACACCTACACCGGCAATAACACCTAACGCGCCTTTATTTATGCCTAAGTTATCACTGGCAAAGGTGCGTTTAACGTTTTTCTGCAGCGCACCCATTTCTTTATTAAATTCATTTATCCGTGCGCCAATAACTACTTGTAAACGTGCTACTTCTGCCATCATTTCACCTCCTATTCATATCCAAATTCTTCAAAAAGATCCTGCGCTATTTCAGATTGTTCCTTAGAGGAATTACGCTTTTTCCTGTGTGCAAAAAAGCTTTTCAGTTCCGGACGCTTCTTTTTACCTGGAGCTATGCAAACATTTGGGTATGTGATCCAGCTGATAACAATATCTTCTAAATGGTCATATCTGCGCTGCCATCCGTCCAACATCAAAAAAATATCTGCAAGGCACAACCGTTCTACTTCCCACGGCTTTAAATTCAATTCACCATAACACCACGGCAAAAGTTCATCCAGCAATTCTGTAAAGCTTTTTGTTACTTCCCCACTTCTTCATCATCAGGCGGCGCTTCAATTTCCAGCGTATTATTTTCAGTTTCCAGCACCTTCCTGGCAAACCCAAAAACACCCGCTTTGCTCAAGGCAATGATAACAAGTGTCTGCAAACTTTCACTGCTGTTATCCAGCAGCCACTCATCCATCCAGTTATAAACCTGTTGGATAGTCACTTTTTTGTCATACGCAGCCAAGCCAACATACAGGCATTTTGCCAAATCACCTAAAGCAATAACGCCGCCGCTCACCATTTTGTAAACATTGTGGTCATCCAGCATCCTTTCAAGCTGGCTTACCCCTAAAGCATTAAACTTGATTTTTCTTTCTTTGCCGCCTAAATTGATCGTCACACTTCTGTCCAAGCTCATTTTCATCGCTCCTTTGGTATAGAAAAAGCAGGGCCTTCAAAGCCCTGCTTTAATTATTATTTTGATATTTCTTATTATTCGGCAGCATTCAAGATACTGTCACAGTAGCAATGTTGCTATAACCGTTCTTGTCGCCGCCATTTACCTTTAAACGAAAGTACGCCTTGCCGGCTTTTACCCCGCTTACTTCTGCGCTGGTCGCAGTGTTTTCAATCGCTACATCCGTATCTGTAAATTCAGTTCCATCTTCACTCTGCTGTAAAACAACAGCAGCAGCACCAGCAGGTGCAGCAAAGGTCAGGTTCACTGTCCCTGCACTTTCAGATGTAGCAGCAAGGTCAGAGATCGCATTTGCTGTGTTGCGCGGGTCAGGCTCATTAGTAACAAATTCAGGTTTTCCGATGCCGCTAAGCGTCATGGTAACAGTAGCAACATCATCATGCGGATTGTCGTCACTGAATTCCGTGATATTCGCAAAACCTTTTACAGCATTACCATATTTATCAAGGCGCATGATATGCACTGCAATATCATTGACGAAGGCATATCTCAAAGCATCCAGCATTTCATTATTCACTTTATAAACGCCTTCCTGCTCAATACTCCAGCTTTTAGTCCCTTGCAGGCTTTCACCCCAGCCGCCGCTTGCTTTGTCGCTGCCGTCGATTTCGTCCCCGCTCATGGAAAGCGGCGAATTACGCTGTCCGCCGACTAAACCCCATTTAGGATTTTCAACAGTAGCACCTTCACCATAGTTCAAAAACAACAGCAGGCTTTTACCAGCCAGCGTTTGACTTTTGTTTGGCTGCATAGGGAAATTAGCCGCTTTGATAATTTCATTCATTCTTTTCTACCTCCTACATTTCTTTTTGTTCAACTTTTACTATGACGCGCACCACTCCATGCTGCCAGACAGTCCCATCTTCATATTCTTCCTTGAAGGCTTCCAACATATCAATCTCCAAACCATGAAAATAGTAACTGGCAATCTCAATCTGCTCCAGCTCAGCAGAACCGGTCAAAACCTGTACAATATCGTCAAGCATTTCATCCAGTTCTTTTTTTCCATGATAATTACTGAAAGCATTGATATTCACCGTAACTTCCCAAACAGGGCAATCACGCTTAGCACTTGACGGCTTACCTGTAGTTTCGCCAATAACCAAATACCTGCTGTCTACAAGTTCTCCATCTTCAAAAGGCGTGCTGTCGTCATAGGCATTATAGCCGCGTATATTACTGCTCAACGCTTTATATACAGCGGCCTGCACAGCTGTTAAAGGCACATTTCTAATCATTTAGGCATCTCCCTTAACACTTTTTTTATATCATTTTCGATCTTCGGCTTGCCGCTCTGATAAGCAGGTGTCATATAGGGACGTGCAGGCCGTGCCGGAATATGGACTACACCTTTTCCCGGCTTACTGCTTTTATGCACAAAACGCCTGAAACCTCTGCCATCAATCCGCAAAGCCAGTTTAGGTTTTCCGCCTTTTCTTGCTCTGCTGCGCGGCCGTACTGTAGCAGCTGCTGCACCAAATTCTACAAGATGCGCGTATGGCACATTAGTGCGGACAGTAGATGTTATAGCCGTACTGTCGAACCTTGTGCGTATACTTTTACGCAGTTTGCCGCTTCTGCGCGGTACACGACTGCGTGCTTCTTTACCTATATTTTGTCCGCCAAGCCGGATAGCTTCTGAAATTTTTTCGGTTGACTTTGTATCATACGCTTTCAAGCGCCGCAGGGCTTCGTCCAGTCCCTCGACTTCAACAGACATGCGCATGCTTCTGCTCATAATGGTTTTACCAGCTTTGTTTCAATTTCCAGATAACCGTTATCCAGATCAGAAATATTCAGCAGTTCATATATCAGATTTTTACACCGAATGCGCATGGTTACATCAGGCATTTTCGCGCCGCTGCACCTGCGAACTGTAAAAAACACAGGCACATAATTTACATGCTCTCCCATCAGCTCACGCCTTGAAGCAGGACGTTCACTTTTAGCTGCCCACAGTTTAAAAACTTCAGAATACATTGCTGGCATCTTACCGCCCAATTCGTCACGCACTGTTTCGGATTTCTGTAAAAAAGCGATCCTGTGCTTCAACATTCCCGGATTCATAATGTTATGATCCTCCCCGGTTCCAATAATGCTTTCACCGCCAAAGGAACTTCACGTGGTATCGTATTGCCAAAACTTACAGCAGTACGATTTTCAAACCAGTGCGCAACAAGCATCCTGATTGCAAGCTTTACCTGTTCATCCACACCGGCAGCATCTTCTACGCCAGTTACATACCTGACAGTCACATTATTTTTTTCAGCAGTAAAACAAAGTCGTGCCAACAAATCCTGAACAACGGTATATCCAACATTATTCAAAGTTGCATTACTCACACTTAAAACTTCCTGTAGATTTTCACTACGCGGAAGTTCTAAAATATTATTCATTGGCCTGTCAACCAATTCCAGTGTTTGCCTTAAATACGCCCTGTGCTGAAAATCCTCACAATATTGACGGGCAGCTTTTATAAGCTGCCCTATCAAAGATTGTTCTTCATCACAGTCAAGCCGTAAATAGGCACACATCTCCTGAAGGCTTACCGGCTCACTTGCAGGCGGAACAATCACTTTTAACCGCATGATTATTCTTTAGGTGCAGAAGCAGTTTTGTTTGCAGCAGCTGTGCCGGTTACAGTAGCAGTTGCAACATTAGACACACCGGCATTATCGCCACCGGTTACAACTACTTTATAGCCGTAAGTTCCGTTTGCCAAATTAGTGTCCGTGTACTCAGCCGCATCGACCGAAACAGCATTCACATTAATGCGCTGATAAGTTACGCCATCATCACTGCGCATGATATTAACGGAATTAGCATTTTTAGCAGCAGTAAAAGTCAATTTTACATTGCTGCCGGTAGCTGCAGCTGTCAAGTCACTGATCGGCGTAGTTGCCGCAGTAGTACCACCAAGCAATACATAAGGGCTGACCTGTACACCGCTGTCAAGCATATACGGAGCATTTACCCACGGCCTGCCGTCCACATTGCGGAAGGCTTTGATAACCGTTTGATTACTGGTAAATTTGACATGTTCAGACATGCTGATATAAATACCGCTGCCATCTTTAATCAAATATTTTTTCAGATTGACCAGCTGCAAGTCACCTGTATTACCACGAGAAGCGTTCATGCCAGTCAGGAAAAGAGGCATCCCCATTAATGTTGTAGGAATACCCTTAGTCAGATCACCCTGCACAAAAACAAATCTGCCGGAAGCGTCCTGCAATTTAATCAAATCTGCCAAAATGGTGCTGCTGGCAAGAAAAATAGAATCAGGAATATCTTCAGGCGGAAACGCTGCCATCATATTGGCCACATCATTAGTTGTAACTTTACCCGCAGTTTCCCTTTGTACGACCAGCTTGCCCCCATTGCCGTTAGTAGCAAACCCAAGCGGTTTGCCCATTCCATTACCATTGATAAAAGCTCTGTCTTCTGCACGTACGATAGCATTACTCAAAAGCTGCCCAAAAATAGTAGACGAAGCAGGCGCATTACGCAGTAACGTATCTGTAACAGTAATAAAGCCGGCAACTTCTTTAGGCTTCAGCTCAACATTTCTAAAGCTTGCATTGCTTTCAGGTTTCTCCTCACCTTCTTCGATCCATTTAACAGTCACACCGCCTTCATTGCCAGCAGTATAATCCAATGCAGGCATATTGATCGGTGCGTCTGGATATTCTCCTGCCGGGATTACCAAAGCGAACGGACGGATCAGGCTGCGTTTTTCCCCAACCATTAAAAGCTCATCCGAAAATTGTTCAGGGATCAAATAACCACCGCTTGCGCCATCAGCAGTATTTTGTGCTTTAAGATTTTCCAAGCGGCCTTTTTTATCGCCATATTTAATAGCGTGCAGCACTTCACCCAAACTTTTAAAGCCGCCGTTATCTTTAGCCCCATCCTTGACCGGGTCAATATGCACAGCCGGGCCACTATTTCCAAAAACGCTGCCGCCATAATTCTTCTTTGTATTTTCATCAACCTGTTCCAGCATTTCAATCTGCCTGTCACATTCGTTGATTTCCTGCTGCAGATCGTTGAAATTCTTTTCCATTTCAGCAGTCAAACCACTCGCTGCTTTAGACATGATTTCTTCCTGTGCTTTGATAGCCTTAGCACGTTTTTGTAATAACTCTTGCATGTTCATTAGTTTAGTCCTCCTTTATTTTTGTTCAAATTTAACCGCATCTGCATTGCTTTCATTTTTTCCTGTGCCAGCCGATCATCATGCAGATCAACCACAGTCATTTTCTTACTGACAGCAGCATAAACACGTTCAGCAATGCTTTTAGCCAGCGCATCAAAACTATTCTTGCTTAAAATATTTTCAGCCATCTGTACAGCAGGGCTTACATCAACACCGGCAGCTTTTGCTTTCAGCAAAGCATCAGGATTAGCCGGAATAGTAACACAACTGTATTCAAGCAACTCCTGTTTTATGAAGTCAATCCCATAAGGCCGGTTCACGTCCTCTGTCCATTTCCATTCGATACCACGAAAACGGCAGCTAACCGCATGTAAAAAGCCCAGCTTATACATTTGCCCAACCATATAACCATAATCATTTTCATCTTTACTGGTAAACTCAGCCCGGCCAATAAGTTCTCCGTCTTCTACTTTCTCCACTAAAGATTTAGCCACAGGCAAATTCCACATATCGTGCATCCACAATACAACAGGATTTTTGCGGAAGTTTTCCAGTTCCCAGCCGTCAGGATTTACGGTGTCAAAATCTCTGTCCACCGCTCCGTTAGATAAAATAAAATCACAGATAATCCGGCCGTCTTTTTCTTCGATAGCCTTTACCTGCTCCATTGAAAATTCTTTGATACACAGAAGTTCATCCGCAGCAGGTTTATTACCGCTTTTCAAAGCTTCACGGCAGGCTTTTAATTCCATGCTCATTTTTTATTCGCCCCCTTCTTTTTGGCAGCTTCCTCCACCGGAAGCATATTGCCATTAATAAACACTGTTTTGCCTTGACCGTCAGGAAGCGGATTCATGTTCTCGCGCTCACGCCATTCATCAGCATTGATGATGCCGTCCTGCCGCATCAGGTGCAGCATATTAGCGCGGCTTTGATTATCACCACGCAGCATAGAAAGCATATCAAACTCACAGTAATAGCCGTCCTGCCGCTGCCGCCGCGTTAAACAGCGCATATTCATAAACTGTTCCCAGCGCACGAACCACGGCAGCATCGTATTCTGATAAAAGTCGATCGTCTGCTGTTCTATGTTGGAATACGTTGACTTTTCCAAATTCTGAATCAGATGCAGCGGCACACGGTAGAAGCGGGCAATTTCCTCCGTCTGGTATTTGCGTGTTTCCAAAAACTGCGCTTCTTCAGGATTTACAGAAATGCGGTTGAATTTCATACCGCCTTCTAATATCATCGTAGAACCAGCATTGCTTCTTCCTTCATAACGCGCCCTAAACTGTTCTTTCAACCGCTGCCAGGCATCTTCTTTCAAAGGCTTGTCAGTTTCCAAAACACCAGTTGCCAATGCGCCATTTTCAAAAAATTTATTGCCAAGTTCTTCACTGCTCATACCTAAGATGATAGCGCGCCGCGCCATTGCCAGCGGGCTATAACCGATAACACCGTTATAACCAAGCCCCGGAATATGCAGTATTTTTTCTGCCGGCAGTTTATACAGCTTGCCGCGGTCATTGACATTGTAATAAATCTCGCCGGTGTTATAGTCCTGTGCCGGCAGCACATTCACAGGCAGCAGCATGTTCAGCTGCGCAACTTCTCCCTTGCTATCCAATACTTTTTCAGCATAGGCATTACCCCCGCTCAGCACATGATACTGCATAGTTTCACGCAGATAATAAGCCGGCATATTCGGTGCGGCGACATATGTCAGCACATCATACAGCGGATTTTCAACAGCCCTGCGCCTGCTGCCGTCAGGCAGCTTCTGATACAGGTAGCATTTACAGCTGGCAAATGTTTCTGCCAGTACATGGATGCATGCCCATACCGCGCTATACTGCATGGCAGTCACATTATTAAGCTGCACTCCGTTCAGCATCATTCCCGGTGTAAGGCGAAACTGGCTGCTTACAGTTGCACTCTTTGCGGCACCCGGCGCAAAGAGATTTTTGAAAGCACCCACCAGCAGGCCTGCCGGGCTGCGTATCGTATCACTCATCTTTTATTTCACCTCCCTTCAGGTAAAATAAAAACAGCCATTCCCACAAGGAAACAGCCGTTCATTTTTTTGTTTGTTCTACTTTTCGCCTGGCAATATTGGCTGCCACAGCAACCAACAGCACGCCGGCAACAATTAAAGCGGCCGGTATGCTGATCAGTGCAATACCAGTCACGACAAGCAGCATACCCAAAAGCACCAGTATGACAATAGCCTTATCTTCCTTATCCATTACATCACCTCACAAAAAACGAACGCCGGAACTCCCGCCAGTGCCGCCGTATTCTTCATAAAATGCAGGCAAACGTGCCATAGCATTTATGCCGGCAGCAACCAAGTCAATACGCTGCGTGTCATCTTTATTTTTCTTACTCAATTTGATATTTTCATTGCTGTCAGTGTAGGCATACGCATTACGCAAACACCAGTCAAACAGCTCATTGCCTTCATGGATAATATTGCTCTCCACTACTTTCAGCCTGAATTCTTTGGTAGGTTCGCTCAAAGTCGGAATACCCTGCCGCACTTCAATAACTGTTTCCCCTTCTTCTTCCAGCTTCTGCATGAAGTAAGAAGCGTTCCAGCCATCAAAACAATGTTCCACAACATCTAAATCCAGCTCATTAGCAAAGCACTTTACCCATACCTTCATCACATCATAATCAACAGCTGCGCCCTCTGTTATGGTGCAGTAGCCACGCTGGGCATATTCCCTGTAGGCTATGCGGTCAGTCTGTTCATGTCGTTTTACCGCTTCTTCAGGTATAAAGCCATGCGAAACTACTGCTACACGCTTTTCATCAAGCGGAATAATAAAAGTCGCAGCTGTCAGATCAATGCGCTTTGAAAGGTCATAACCAACTATGCAGCGCTTGCCGCTGATAATTTTATATAGTTCATCACGGGTCACCTTCAGTGTTTTCCACTTAGGCATCAGGCCATCCATATATTTCAATTCACTGCTGTCCTGCCACAAATTACAGCGTTTAGTCAGATATTCGCGCAGCTTTTTCGGGTCGTTACTTACAAATGCTTCACGTCCCTCGCTTACGATTTCCTTCAGCAAATGCTTGCTGTATTCAGTTTCATGCTGCAGCACAGGATTCGCTTTGACTAAAGCGTTGACATCATAAGGATCGTCGCCATCCTCCAGTTCGCGTATCATGCAGAAATAATCATCAATAGGCTCATCAGTGTCGCCATCTAAGATTTTGCAACACAGGTCATATTCTGCCTTACAGGGATTGTTTTCTGCATCTTTACCAGCCGTAGAAATGATAAACAGCAAAGACTGCAGCCGTTTGCCGAAGCCGGATTTCAGCACGTCAACGATCTCGGAGGACGGATGCGCATGATATTCGTCAATTATAACCATACACGGCGCACCGGAATCCTTGTTTTTCGTCTGTTTGCTCAAAGCCCGCATCCAGCCTTTACGCGTTTTATGCTCTACCCGCGTACGCTTGATAATAAGCTTCT